GCATGACATGGACGGACTTCCACTATTACAGCCAGCAGCGTGGCATGCAGCAGATAGATGCCCTGATGCACAGCCGCATCGCGAACCTGAGCTATGCAAAGTACGGGCGTAGGGACATGCAGGAACAATGCGGTGCCGGTCAGCATAACAATAACCGGACAACGGGTGGAACGGCCGACCATGGAATGACAGACACCATCGGCTATGACGAAGCGTATGTCATCAACAACAAAATCACGAATTCGCTGATTGACGGCTTGGTGCATCAGTATGCCTGGTATAAGAGCCGGGACGAATACGGACAGGCGACCGTGGTGCAGGTGAACAATATCTGCTGCCTGGGCTACGAGGACATCTACGGCAACAAGTATGACATGATGGACGGCGTGGATCTGCCGAATGACAGCGGCAACCAGGGCAAATGGCGCATCTGGATGCCTGACGGCAGTATCCGTATGGTACAGGGCAAGAAGGACAGCGGTCAGTGGATTACAGGCGTGGCGCACGGCAAGTATATGGACATGGTTCCGGTAGGTAATTTGAACGGATCATCTTCCACCTACTATACCGACATGTACTGGATAAGCACCGCTACAGTCCGTGTGGTCTATCGCGGGTGCAGCAGTGCGAATGCGAGTGGCGGTGTGTCGAATGCGGGTGCGGATTACGATGCTTCGAGTACGAGTGCGTATGTCGGCTCGCGTCTGGCCTTCCGCGGCAAAATCGTCCGGGCGCAAAGCGTGGCAGCGTACAAGGCGATACGCGAGGTGGCGTAAGCGCAAAGCGCCAAAGCGTGGAGCGAAGCGACTAAAACGAAAGAACGGGATTCGGATGGTTTCCGAATTCCATTTAAAAGGTATTCAAATACCGGCGAAGCCGGTCGAAAAAATAGAATTTTGAGGTATATGAAAAAGATTATCGCATTTTTAAAAATGAGTAACCGTTACAAGCATCTTATCGGTGGTTTGATGGTAGGTCTATTGGGATTTACTCCTTGGACGGCCTTTTATGCTGCGGCCATTGCAGCTTCCTGTCTGGAACTGAAAGATACTCTTCGGGGAAGTCCTTGGGACTGGATTGATTGGGGGCTCACCGTCGCGGGTGGCAGTATATCCGTTTTATTTTGGATGATAGTGTAATTCGTTTATCTGTTTTGCCTGTTAAATCAGTAACTTTGCAAGCGGTAGAGTTCCCCAATAGTCCGTGTGGTCTATCGCGGGTACAACAATGCGAATGCGAATGGCGGTGTGTCGAATGCGAATGCGAATAACGATGCTTCGAATACGAATGCGAATGTCGGCTCGCGTCTGGAAATCTAACAAATCGGCGTACAGCAGCGGGGACGTGTCCCCGAAGCGGTGCCGAGGGGAGCAAGCCACAGCAACAGCACCAGAAAAGGTGGAAAGCTGAAAAATCACGCGTCGGGTGGAGTTTGGTAGGCTGTTATCAGTTCGAAGAAGTCAGACCCGGGGAAAGGAAGGCCCTCATCTTCCATGTTTATTAACCAATAGCTTATGCGCAGGGAAGGATATATTATCGAGGAAATCATCGAATACTCCAATATGTCGGAGGCATTCGATTCGGTACTTCGCGGAACCGATCGTAAGAGGTCAAGGCAGGGACGATTCCTGCTTGCCCATAGGGAGAAGATTATCACCGAACTGACGGCTTCCATTGCGGACGGCTCATTCCGGCTGGGCGGCTACCATGAGAGGGAAATTGAAGAATACGGTAAAAAACGTATTTTGCAGATCCTGTCCATGAAAGACCGCATCGCTGTGTTTGCCATCATGAATGTGGTGGACCGCCACCTGCAAAAACGTTATATCCGGACAACCGGTGCAAGCATCAAAAGGCGCGGTACTCATGACCTGATGAACTGCATACGTACCGATTTGCAAAAAAATCCGGAAGGCACGCTTTACGCATACAAATTTGACATCCGGAGGTTTTATGACAATGCGCGGCAGGACTTTGTTATGTGGTGCTTCCGGAGGGTGTTCAAGGACAAAAGGCTGTTGGTCTTGTTGGAGCGGTTTGTTAAGCTGCTGCCGGAAGGTATCAGTTTCGGACTGCGCAGTTCACAAGGGGCAGGAAATCTGCTTCTGTCTGTATTTTTAGACCACTATCTGAAGGATAAGTACGGGGTTCGTTATTACTATCGCTATTGCGATGACGGACTGGTACTCGGTAAAACGAAAGCGGAATTGTGGAAGATTCGTGATGCTGTTCACGGGCAAATGGGAAAAATAGACTTGGAAATAAAGCCGAATGAACGGGTGTTCCCTGTGGAAGAAGGCATTGATTTCCTTGGCTATGTTATCCGTCCCGACTATGTAAGATTGCGGAAACGCATCAAACAGAAGTTTGCCCGGAAAATGCACGAGGTAAAATCGAGAAAAAGACGGCGGGAACTGATTGCCAGTTTCTACGGCATGACGAAGCACGCCGACTGTAATAAGTTGTTTAAAAAATTAACAGGCAAAGAAATGAGAAGTTTTAAAGACTTGAATGTCGCTTACAAGCCGGAAGACGGTAAAAAGCGATTCCCCGGAGTGGTGGTAAGCATCCGGGAACTGGTAAACTTACCCATTGTAGTGAAGGACTTTGAGACCGGTATCAAAACCGAGCAGGGAGAAGACCGCTGTATTGTGGCCATCGAAGTGAACGGCGAGGCAAAGAAGTTCTTCACCAACAGCGAGGAAATGAAGAATATTCTCGCACAAGTAAAGGAAATGCCGGATGGTTTCCCGTTTGAAACGACCATCAAGACAGAGACATTCGGCAAAGGTAGAACCAAATACGTGTTTACATGAGAAGAGTTGAAGGAAGTTCCGGGGTTTCGCTGATGGAATGCACGAACCCGGTTAAAGACAAATGGCGCATCCGATGGGATGTGCAGGAAAAAGAGAACGGCTCTGCCTCCTACATGGAAGAGGAGTTCGGGCATAAGCCTACTGATGAGGAAATCCACACATTGGTTATGTCCTGGTATAACAGCCAGACTGATGCGGCTATCCTATCCGGATTCGCCTATAATGGTGCCCATGTATGGCTTTCTGTGGAGAACCAGTACAACTATAAGGCAGCATACGATTTGGCCGTTCAGACGGGCGGAGAAACCCTGCCAGTGACGTTTAAGTTCGGTTCGGATGAACAACCGGAATACCATACTTTTACTCAGTTAGAAGAACTGAAAGATTTCTATACAAAAGCAGTAGGATTCATTCAGACAGTTCTGGCTGAAGGCTGGGAAAAAAAGGACAAGTTCAATTTGGAATTATATCGGATTGAGTGATTGACAATCCCTTCGGGGGAGGGATAAAAAAAGCCCCCGGCCTGTTAATATAGACGCCAATCATTTATTAACACAAAACGCCACGAGAGTGCGCGACCGGGGGCAATGCCCTCTGCCGCACTCTCGTGGCGTTTTTACGCATTAAATAAATGATTGGCATTGCAAAAGTACAAAAATGATTGGATATGACATTGTTTGAAGCACTTAAATTTAACAGAGAACCGCTTGAAATGCTTATAAGTTTGGGCGGCAAGCAGGATGACCTTCGATTCATAGACTTATATACGGAGTATGAGGTCATGAAAAAACAAGGTGAAAAGACCACTTATGCAGTGGCGTTTTTGGCAAATAAATATTCGGTAAGCGAACGTAAGGTGTATGATGTTATCAAACGGTTTGGAAAGCACTGCACGCTCGGTGCAGTGTGATTGATGTGCCGGGGATGCCTTGTGTTGTCCGGTAGAGCTACCTTTGTACAACCAAAAATAAAGCTCATGAATAAGTATTACCAGACATTAGACAAGATACTCCAAACGGGCAAAATCCAGACCAATAGGAAAGGGCGTATCAAGTATCTATTAAACGAAAGGCTCATGCTAACCCCCGCTGATTTACTTGACATATTTGAAAGCCACGGGATAGCCAGGAAAAAGCTGAAAGAGGAATTGAAACTGTTTATGCAAGGAGTCCGGGATGTGGAAAAATACAAAGAGGCAGGGATTACCTGGTGGGATTATTGCGGCCATACCCTTGTAAACAGCTATCCAACTTACTTTGAAAAGCTTCCACCCCTCATAACCAGGATTAACCGGGAAAAGCGCAACAGCAAGAATTATGTCCTGTTTCTTGGAGAAACCGGGGTGGAAAGCAACCAGGCACCCTGCCTGAGTCTTGTGCAGTTCCAAATTGATGAGGGAGAATTGGTGCTATCTGCATATCAGCGTAGTTCTGATGCGAACCTTGGGCTTCCGGCTGATATTTATCATCTTTATCTGATGGCAAGGCAGGTGGAGCTTCCCCTGAAGTCCATAACCCTTGACCTTGGAAATGTGCATATATATGAAAATAACATTGACCGGACTCTGGAACTGTTATCCGGAGTTGAAAACATTAAATTTGACTTGAACGTATGAAGAATATGAATTTATCTGCACCACTGCCATTTGTAGGCCAAAAAAGAATGTTTGCTAAAGAGTTTATTAAAGTTTTGGAACAGTTCCCTGAAGATACCGTGTTTGTGGACTTGTTTGGCGGTTCCGGACTTCTTTCGCATATAGCCAAAAGAAGCAAGCCCGATGCTACTGTTGTCTACAATGACTTCGACAACTACCGGTTCAGACTGAAAAATATCCCACAGACAAATAAACTGCTTGCCGATATTAGGGAGCTGGTGGGTAATTCGATACCCAAACATAAACCAATTAAAGGGGAACTTAGAGAACGCATTTTTAAACGTATCGAGGAAGAAGAACTAAATGTTGGGTACGTGGATTTTATAACCTTATCATCCTCACTTATGTTCTCCATGAAGTATAAATTGTCTGTAGCCGAAATGCGCAAGGAAGTCCTTTATAACAACATTCGCAAGACCGGTTATCCGGAGTCTTCTGACTACTTAAAAGGGCTTGAAATTGTATCATGCGACTACAAAGCAGTATTCAACCAATATAAGGATGTTCCCGGAGTCGTCTTTTTAATTGATCCGCCTTATCTTTCCACTGATGTTGGTACGTACAATATGTATTGGCGCTTGTCTGATTATTTGGATGTTTTAAAGATACTCGAAAAGCATTCCTTCGTTTATTTCACATCCAATAAATCCTCCATACTTGAACTGTGTGAATGGATTGGAGCAAACAAAACCATTGGCAATCCTTTTGAGGGTTGTACAAAAAAGGAATTCAATGCCCACATGAATTATTCTGCCGAATATACAGACATGATGCTGTATAAGAAACAGGAAAAATTAGTTCATAAAACAGCTGCTTAGCACTGAACAAAGATACAATTTTTCAAGTAGAAGGCCAAACTTTTGAGCCTTATTTTAATGCCGTTATAAAGCCATTTTTTATGAAATTATAAAGCCGAAACAGAGGTCATTACAAAACTTTTGTTTCGGCTTTTTGAGTGTTGCGCGCTTTCCTTTTTTGAACGCTTCGTTTTGTCCTTTTCCCTGAAAATCGAACGCTTCGTTTCGGATTCTGCGGAAATTTGGATTTGCGGATTATAAAAGGAGAAGAGGTTTTGAAATTGATTGAGTAATCAAAATAAACAGATACGCGCGCATGGGAAAGAAGCCAGACATATCGAAATTCAGAGAGGTCCTTCATAAAACAGGTGGAAATCTCTCTAAAGTTGCTGCTGTATTCAATGTAACCCGAAAAACCGTGTATGATTGGGCCAGAGCAGACAGCCAGTTCAAAGATGCTATCACCGACGAAAGAGGTTCTCTGGTAGATGAATGCCTTGTATCTGCACGTGTACTTGCGCTTGGTATCCCTGAGAAAGATGAAAATGGGAACTTTATCGGATGGCGTGAACGTCCAGATGGGTATATGATTCGCTATTTACTTTCCACATTAGGAAGAAAAGAAGGTTTTGGAGATCGAGAAGACGAAGATGCAGATATTCCAAAGGATATTGACCACGGAATTCCTATTGACTCATGGATTAAAGACAAACTGAAATGATTGTACCCCAAGCAATATATCATCCGCTATATACCGACAGCGAGAAATTTATCATCCTTATCACCGGTGGCCGTGGATCGGGGAAGTCTTTCAACGCTTCTACCTTCATTGAGCGTCTGACATTCGAAATGACTCCCACAGAGAAGATTGTCCATCAGATTCTTTATACCCGTTATACGATGGTGTCAGCCGGCATGTCTATCATTCCAGAGATGATGGAAAAGATAGATTTGGATGGAACAACGAAGTATTTCAAGACCACCAAGACGGACATCGTAAATCGGATGACCGGCAGTCGTATCATGTTCCGGGGTATCAAGACTTCTTCCGGGAATCAGACGGCAAAGTTGAAATCAATTCAGGGTATCACCACCTTTGTCTGTGATGAAGCAGAGGAATGGACCAGTGAGGAAGAGTTTGACAAGATTATGCTCTCCATCCGTAAGAAGGGAATTCAGAACCGGATTATCATAATTATGAATCCATGTGATTCGAACCATTTCATCTACAAGAAATACATCGAGAATACTCATCGGCTGGTGGATATTGACGGCGTCCAGGTACAGATTTCCACCCATCCGAATGTACTTCATATCCATACGACTTACTTCGACAATATAGAGAACCTTTCTCCTGAGTTCCTGAGAGAAGTCAAGGAAATGAAAGAGAAGAATCCGGAGAAGTACGCTCATGTGGTTATCGGACGATGGGCGGACGTGGCCGAGGGTGCAGTGTTCAAGAAATGGGGAATTGTGGATGAGTTCCCCATGTGGTGCAAGAAAGTGGCTATTGGACAGGACTTTGGTTATACCAATGACCCATCGGCTTCTATCCGGTGTGGAATCATTGACAATGCGCTTTATTTGGATGAAGTGGATTATAGAACTGGATTATTATCTGGGGATATTATAAAGACGCTACGCCCGTGGAATTTGAGAGTGATTGCCGACAGTGCGGACCCGCGACTCATCCAGGAAATTCATAACGGAGGGATTAAAATATACGCGGTAGAGAAAGGGCAAGGTTCTGTCAATGCCGGTATTGACAAGATGCAGGGAATGGAAATATTCATTACCAAGCGTTCTTATAACCTGCAAAGGGAGTTCAGAAATTATGTCTGGGCAAAAGATAAGGATGGAAACTACATCAACGAACCTGAAGACCATGATAATCATGGCATAGATGCTGCACGCTACTATGTGCTGGGAGAACTTCTCGGTAGAATTATGAAACCCAAAGACGTTTCAGGAATATTTGGACATTAAACTTTAGAATATGATACGCTTTATACAAACCTCAGAAGAGTCTGGAGACTGTTCAGCTTATTACGATGTAAAACTGGATAGACCTCATACAGTTGGTGAGTTCATAAACTTAGTTCTCATTGAAAGAAAAGGAGAATGGGGTAAGTTTGAAATTTATAGTCCAAACGTGAGTTGGTTGGATTATGAAAAATACGAATACCGCTATGGAGTTTTGAACGATGCAATTCCAAAAAACTTGTTAGAAAAGAAAATAATTAGCATAAAGGCTAATGGCGGCTGGACTAATATGGATTACCTTTTAAAGTTGGAACAATAAATGTAATAATATGAGAACCTTAGAAGAAATTTTAGCTATACCTGAAATAGAGAGAAAAATCTACTATCTGAAGAAAGGACGAAAGACTGAGCAACCAAACGCTCACGCTCTTTACAACGACTGGAATCCGAACAAGCACGAGATAGTGATAGATGAAGAGAAATACCCGAAAATCAAAATTACGACCCAGCCTGAGAAACGGATTACAGACCCTACAACCGGGAAAGAATATGTTGAGCCGGCGGTAAGGAAAGAAGTTGACCCGAACAGGATTGCTCTTCCTATCGAGCAGGACATCGTGAACATTCAGACTGCCTTCACCGTGGGAACAGAACCGGTCCTTGATTGCCAGCCGGACCAGTCGGAAGAAAGCCTTCTTTCCACATTGAAGCAGGTGTTCAAGAAAAACAAGTTGAAATACCAGAACAAGAAAGTAGTCCGGGCATGGCTGGCCGAGCAGGAAGTGGCCGAATACTGGTATGTGGTGAAGGATGACGGCTTCTGGGCAAAGCTCAAACGAAAGATTTCAGGAATCTTCGGCAAATCAAAACCTGAATACCGTCTGAAGAGTGCCATCTGGTCTCCGTTCCGTGGCGACAAGCTCTACCCTTTCTTCAATGACCAGGGGGATTTGGTGGCCCTGTCCCGTGAATACAAGAAGAAAGATCTGAATGACGTGGAGATTACCTGCTTCATGACCATTACCAAGGACATGGTTTATCAGTGGGAACTGACAAGCAACTGGACTGACAAAGGCTCATTTGCACATGGATTCAAGAAGATGCCGGTGATTTATATGTACCGTCCGGAAGCGTACTGTGAAAAGATAAAGAGCCTCCGTGTAAGACTGGAGAAGCTTCTCTCAAACTATGCAGACTGTATCGACTACCACTTCTTCCCTATCCTCATGCTTTTTGGTAACGTGGAGAATTTCTCAGGTGAGTTCAAGAACCGTGTTGTCGAGCTGACCGGCCAGGGAGCAAATGCCCAGTATCTTACCTGGTCTCAAGTGCCCGATACGGTAAAATTTGAGGTGGAGACGCTGTTAAGTCAAATATACGGACTGACCAATACACCTAGAATCTCCTTTGACTCCCTGAAAGGTACAGGTAACGCCGTTTCCGGTGTGACTTTCGACTATGTGTTCATGTCCACCCACCTGAATGTGGAGAATCTGAATGAAACCGTCGGCGAGTTCATGCAACGACGGGTAAATTTCCTCATATCAGCTTTGGGTTCCGTGAATTCCACCCTAGAAGAAGCCTCCGAGACTATTGACGTGGATGTGCAGATGCAGCCATATAAACTGGAGGACATCAAAGACAAGATAGACACAGCTATCAAGGCCAAGGACGGTGAAATCTGGTCGCAACAGCGGGCCATCACCTTCGTGGGGAACGTGGATGCAGTTCTGGATGAGATTGAAGCCATCAAGGAAGAGCAATCTGAGAAACAGAAGAACGACATCGAGAAGCAGAAACAGCTTTCCTCTCTCAAAAGTGCTGGTAGCAAATCTGAAGAATAGAATAATTCAGTCAGAATATTTACGGGGATAATACAAAACAGAATGATATAAATCTAAAATATTTACCAATTGAGTAGCGGTATCTTTCGAGGTATCGCTATTTTCTTTATCATAGTAAAAACATGAATACTTCTTTGTAATTATTCGTTATTTTACTATATTTGCATCGTAATTAAGTCTTAAACGCTATGAGCTACAAATCAGTTAAAGACGTTGTAACGCTGCTTACTGAAAATGGCTTTTGGTTCGTGAGGCAGAAAGGCAGTCACATGGTTTACACTGATGGTAGCCATGTAGTGATTGTCCCAGACCACGGCAAGAAAGGCGTTGAGAAAGGCACTTATTACAACATTCTGAGGCAAGCGGGGCTAAAATAGCCCCCGCCTCTTTTGTTTAACGATAAAAAGGAGGTCAGTATGAAAATCGTAGAAGTGATTGTAGAACATGCTGGAAATAATCTTAGTGCCTATATTGAAGGTGCTCCGGTGATTACTGTCGGTAACGACGTGAAGGAAATCGAGAAGAACATGAAGGAAGCTGTTGAACTTTACCTGGAGTCATGCAAGGAGATGAACATCGCTCCAGTGGAAATTTTGCAGGGAGAGTTCACATTGAAGTTCAAGATAGATGCTGCCACCTTCATCAACTATTACAGCAGTATCTTTACCAAAGCTGCTTTGAGCCGGATAACCGGAATTAATGAACGCCAGTTGTGGCATTATGCGGCTGGAGTACACAAACCACGCAAACAACAATTAGAGAAGATTCAGAAAGGTATTAATGCGCTGACAGAGGAACTGGCAGCTATAAATTTGTTGTGATTATTAATTAAATATAATGGAGGATAGTACAATGAAAGCAAAAGATGTAAATCCAAGTAATTTTAAGGTTGAGAATGTTGTATTTGAAAATGATGATTTTTCTATAGCGATAGGTATTTGGGAAAATGGGGAAAGAAGAATGGCAATGAGATGGAATGGCTATGGAGATGATCCCGGATACCCAAAATTATTTAAAAATCCAGTCTGGTTCATGGTTGATGACTCTTTAATTTTACCTTTCCTGAATGCTTTGAGGAACGTAAAAGATTCTGACAAAAAAGAAATAGAAGCAGCTATATTGAAATTTTAAAAGTATAATTGAATGATGTTCCAGCGTGATTACCCTAGTAGTCACGCTTTCTTTTTGTCTAAAAACGAACATTCCCCTAATTGTTTCGTATCGTTAGCCTTAAAATTTCCCCTTCCCTTTCTCTATAAGTAAATTTACCGTATGAAATTATTAATCAAACTCATACGGTATGACAATCTTTGAACAAATCTTGGCAGGACTGCAACAGAAATTCGCTGGGGTGGACACTGCCACACTCACCCGTATCGCCACAAAGAAGGCAGAGGGTGTAACGGACGAAACGAAGGTGACCTCCATCGTTGAGGGTATCTCATTTCAGGACGTGATGCAAAACTATGGTGATTTCCGTGCAGGACAGGCGCAGACTTCCGCTGTTTCAAACTACGAGAAGAAGCATGGACTGAAAGACGGAAAACCAATCGAGAATCCGAAACCAGAACCACCGAAACCAAACGACCCTCCAAAGCCGCAGGAGACAGACATCGCAAAGATGATTGCCGATGGCATTGCCGCCGGTATCAAGCCGTTTGCCGACAAGCTGGCCAAAATGGAGGAAAATGAAGCGCAGGCGCAGCGCAATTCTCAGATTTCAGCAGTGGCGAAGAAGTACGGTATTCCCGAATTTATGCTGAAAGACCGCAACATTCCTGAAAACACGGACTTGGACACTTATTTCAAGGACATGAAGCAGGATATGTCTAACAACGGTTTTCAGTTCTCCAAAGCTCCTGAAACTGCCGAACAAAAACAGGAGAAGGAAGCAAGCGAGTTCGCCAAAATGATTGAGGCGGACACAAAATCTATTGTCGAACAACAAAACAAGTAATTTATGTCAGCAGGATTTAAGTACAACATTGAGCCTGAACCGTCCATCGAGGAACGCTATGATGTTTCTACCGGAGTAAGACGCAGAGGGCCTTACAAGCTGGATACGACCAACCTTGTTGCTGGTTCATTTCTTCCATCCTTCACTCCCATTGCCGCCGACTTAGTAAAGAAAACCGCTCAGGTGGCCATCCGTGTAGAAGTCTATGAAAAGTTTACCACCGGCTCCAATACCACTTTGAAAATCAAGAAAAACTCTTTGGCTTATGTGGGTATGCATCTGGGTAATGGTTCTCATGGGGCTACCATCAACAGTATTGACAAATCAAACAAAGATTTCGATAAGTTGACGCTGTCTGCCGACTTTGGCGAAACATTGGAAGCTGGTACTGTACTCTATGAAGCTACAGCTGTAAGTGGTACTACTCCAAAGGTAGTTGCTAACTCAGCTTTGTACGGAAGAGTACAAGTAGAAGAAGGAATTGTATTAGTTGCTCTTTTGATGCGAGCATTCGAGATTGAGCCTACCAAATTGGTTATGCCTTTCTCTGACATTGACAAGGCCAACATGCCGCATTTCCAGTTCAACGCTCCTGACGTTACTCAAAGTGGAAAGGCTGTAGTTGCCAAAGCGTCTTCCAGTCAAGATGGCTTGATGAGTAAAGAAGACAAAGCTAAATTGGATGGTATCGCATCCCAAGCCAACAAATTCACTTTGTCTGCAGCAACATCTTCTGCTCTCGGAGGTGTAAAGCAGGGTGTTAAAGTGGATGATGCTACTGGGCAGGAAGATGCACATACAAAATTGAATGCCCTTCTGGCATCTTTGAGAACAGCAGGTGTAATTGCAAGCAAATAAAGAAAGGAGGTAAAACATGATGCTAACTATTCATACTCTGTTTAATGACCCCAATATCGTAAACGCCGTTATCCAGCGCGTCCTTCAGACTCGTAAGGATACAATCTACTGGCAGCAGTATCTTGATTTCCGTAGAACGACTACCCGTGTATTCAAGGACTACATCGGTCAGGTTACTGGAGTGATGGCCGGTTCTATTAACTCACGATACGGCGAGAAGCCTATCCGTGAACGCCGGAATATCGGTTCAGGATATGGTGAAATCGCTTATCTTGGCGATGCTTACCAGATTTCCATTGACCGCCTGTCCGAACTTCAGGACTTGATTGACAAGTTTAACGCAGCTAAACCAGCTGACCAGGTAGCAGCCATGCAGGAAATCGTGAATTTCATCTATGACGATTACCGCCAGGTACTTTTGGCAGCTCACAAGCGCATGGATATTATCGTAGGTTCACTTCTGATGACCGGAGAAGCAGCTGTTAAGAACAAGGACGACAATGCCGGAGGCGTTGACCTTCTCAACATTGAATTGCCGTTCAAGTTCATCAAGCCTGATACTGGTGCGAAGACGAACTTCATCACCTATTTGCAGCAGCAGATTAATGCACTGAAAGCGGACTACGGTAATTTCCAGAAGATGATTATGTCACGAGGAACTTTCGTGAAGAATATCATCGGGTCGGCTGAGTTTGGTGACAAGTTCAAGATGCAGCTTACAGGAAATGAGATGTATCTTTCAACTGGTTTGATTACATCTCAACTGGCTTCCCAAGTATTCACTGGCATCGGGCTTCCGGCCATTGAAATCAAGGAAGATTACGTAAAAGACCAGACCGGAAAGAACGTGCAGATTTACGCCGACGACCGTATCACCTTGCTTCCGCAGGATAAGGTCGGTTATATGCGTTTCCACACTCCATACGAAGCAGTGGACGGCGTACCGGGACGTAACTACACCCAGGCAGACGGTGATATGCTTATTTCCGGTTACAAGGACAAGAACGGTCGTTATCTGGAATACACCGCAGAGTGGATTCCTCAGATTACGAACCCGAATCTGATTGTGAACTTTGATTTGTCAACCATGAACGCATGACAGTAAATGACTACATATCACAGAAGTTTCAGACCTTCGGCATCAACTTGTCGGAGGCTGACCTTTTGGAGATAAGTTTTTCTTCAGAAGTAAGCGGAGAGGATGAGATGGGCCCGTCAAACATCGGACTTGTTTCAGTGGCTATGGCGAAGTTCATCCCCTCTCTATTACTCCGTGCCACTTCCATCAGTGAGAACGGTTTCTCTATGTCATGGGATACAAAAGGCGTAAAGGAATACTATTCTTTCTTGTGCAAGAAGTATGGTCTTGAAGATACGTTAAGCGATAAACCTAAAGTCAGATTCCTATGATATTTGCTCCACATACATTACAGGTTAAGGTCTTTACTCCGATGGAAACAGACGAGTTTGGCCGACCTATCCCCGGAACCGGTGGTGAAAGCTGGCAGGACGTGTGTAAATGCCGTTGTGATGATAACTCGACCAAGGAGTTTACTTCGGAGAACGGTGAGGTGTTCCGACCGAATTATCACGTAGTCTGTGAGAAGAAAATCTCACTGAGTGCTGGTGATGAAGTCAGATGTATGGACGGTGAGAATGTCCGTGGAACTGGCAAAGTTTACATGGTGAAGAATACAAACTATTTTGGTTACTCAGAGATATGGATGTGAAGTTTGATTTTTCGGACGTGGATAGCTTTTTCGAACAAGGTTATGCCGAGGTGAAAGCCGTTGAGGAGAAGGTTGGTAAAGAGGCTGTCGATTACGCTGTAAAGAATGGCAACTATCAGAACCGGACTGGAACACTCCGTAAGTCAAACAAGTATTCAGTTGAGGATGACGGACTGGAATTGAGGAATGAAGCCGAATACGCTTCTTTCGTGGAATCCAAAGGCTATGAAGTCTTGACTGGTGCAGCCCTATTTGCTGAGAAACGATTGAAGGAGGAAATCAAATGAAACGAATATTCAAGCATGAACTGATGGTCGCAGACCACTCAAAATTATGTCTGCCTATCGGAGCAAGAATATTATCTATTCAAGCACAACGGAATGCAATTTGCTTGTGGGCAGTAGTAGATGAATGTCAAAAAGAATTGTGTTTAGTGGATATTTTTATGTATGCAACAGGACAAAATATATCTGATAAAGATTTGTCAGACAAAAGATTTGCAGGTACTGTTCAACTTGGAGAACTGGTTTTTCATGTATTCCTTCAGTATGATAATAATATTCAATATCTTATTGTATGATAGTAACTACTGACATAGCGAACATTCTCTACCGTGACTGCAAGTCTTGCGGGATTGATATCGTTCCCCATGGCAAGAAGCTGACAGGGGCGATAAAGTCCGAAAGGATTGTCATTCACGCCAAGAAGCAACAGCCGGGCACATACTGGAAGAAATCTTTCGTCGAGGTGAACATTTGTGTTCCCGATTTGAAGGAAGGCGAAGCCAATACCATCCGGCTGAACGAACTGGAGAAGCAGGCACAGGGATTGTTTGACGGTGTTACCGGTCGCTATGACGATACAACCTATCATTATTCTATCGAATCAATTGGAACGGAGGAGGACACTGCTTTAAAGTGTCACTATGTGAATGTAAGAATTTTGTTTGAAGTTTTAAATGTGAAATAATATGGCAGAAGCAAAGAAAGTCACAGCCGCGAATATCAAGAAGCTTTGGTATGGCGAAACAAGCGAGATTACCGCAGATTTGACAGGACAAGCCTTGCATACTCTTTTACAGGGTGAAGCATTGAAAGAAATCAAGAATATCCATCAGGATACGTGGACACTCGAAGAGGGAGAAGCAAGCCGAACGAACTATAAGAACCAGCTTACCGGCCAGACCTATCGAAGTGAAAAGGAAATGGGTGACGTGACCGTCAACTTTACCATTGGCGAGTACGACTATCCTACTAAAAAAGACCTTATGGGTGGCGATGTCATCAACACCGACAAAGGTTGGAAGCGTGCAAGAGGTAAGGTAAACATTGAGAAGTTACTTGTTGCTTTAACTGACGATGACCAGTATTGTGTGATTCCACGTGCTGACATCGGTGCACGTGAAGCCACAACAGACAAGGCTGTCGGTATTCCTGTAAGTGCGGTGGAAGTGGAACCACAAAATGCAGAAGTTGCACCGGAATACTGGTTTGACTCATCTGAAGTAACAGCAGGTGCTTAATGCCTATCCAATAGGTAGAGATTGAATTCCATAACAGGGGTGGGCTTTATGGCTTCACCCTTTAATTTTTATCTTTTATCAGAATGAATCAAGGAGCAAAAATAGTAACTGAATCCATTATCGGAAGTGATTTCAGAACGGTGTTTGTCGCTGGGAAAGCCTACACGGTCTACCCTCCTACTATCCACAAGCTGGCCGGGGCAATCTCCCATTTGTCAGGCGTAAAAGAAGCAGACAATTTGAAAGAAGTTCTGCTCTCCCTGGGAGAAAGTGAGGCCTACAGCAAGGCTCTCTCTTGGCTAATAGCTGGTGACGAAAGTTTAAGTGAAGAACTGGCAAAAGGAACATACGAAGAGAATGTGGACGCATTGGATGAAGCACTCTCTATGATTGACTCAAAGGTTTTTCTCAAAGCTGTCAGCTTGGCGAGGAACGTAAGTCTGCTGGCAGCGAAACCGAGGTCGTAGGAAATGATACTCTCTTGGGACAGATTGCATCGTTCATGGAAAATCTGCATCTGTCATACCGGGAAGTGGTCTATGAGATACCATACAGGAATTTAGTATTAATGCAGCGTGACAAGCTTCATACTGTAACCGGGACAAAAGTCACGAAGGTGAAAGGCAAGGATATGGCTTCACGCAGAAGAAGAAACAAGAAATAGATATGGCTCTATTAGAATGTTAAAAAGCAACAGAAACGTTACTTTTTTACGTCACAAAGCTTGCTTAATAGTAACGAAAATGTTACCTTTGCATTGTCAATTAAAAGTTCTTTGATTTATGAAGTTTTCAGAGTTTTACAAATTGATTGAGTCAGCAGGCTGGACAATCGAAAAGGGAAAGAAACATCACAAGTATGTTCATCCCGACTTTGACTACTTTATCCCTGTAGGCAGACATCCAGCCAAAGAGATACCTAAAGGTACTCTTGACAGCATGATGAAAAAGGCGGGGTTAAAGAAGTAAAAGAACAGCACCCACTTCGGTGGGTGCATTTAATTGACAAAACTTAAAATACACGATTATGAAGAAGATTCAGGCTATTATTGAAAAAGCAGATGATGGAGGAATTTCTATCTATTCTGAAGATGTAAACGGTGCGTATGGCTTTGGGCTTACAGAACAGGAAGCGAAAGAGGACTTTATTTCTGTTTTAGAGGAACAGGCAGAATATTACAAAGAAAAACATGGTGAATTTCCAAGTTGGTATAAAGCTGGCTATTCTGTGGAGTATGTGTATGACCTAAGTGGATTTTTTGAAGCGTTCCCTTTTATTAATGCAAGTAAGTTTGCAAAGGAAATAGGTATAAATGAATCTGTAATGCGAAAGTATAAAGGAAAGATAATTACAGCATCAGAAAAGCAAAGAGCTATCATACAATCAAAATACAATGAGATACTTAAAAGAATGGCAAATGTCAAGTTTTGATATTCCAGCCGTGAGGCTCTGATATAAATTAAAGAACAAATTGACAATCGGGCGCATCATAATGGTGCGCCTTTTTTGTTCTATTCCGAGATGGAGTCTAATTATTCAAAAATAGAAGTTAAATTACACGACAATTGCCAAGTTGTTTCGTTTTTGATTTCAAAAAGTCTGAATACTATTTGCTTATATCATAATTTTAAGCATTAATATTTAGATTTTTATTTATGGCAACACTCGTATTCCGTGTATCAAGTGACTGGGAACAGGTCGTAAAGCTAAGACAAGAATGTGAAAAGCTGGAAGCCCAACTCAAAAAGATGGACGTGAACAAATCTCCGGCAGCGGCAAAGGCTTTGGAAACCCAATTGGCATCTGCTCGCCAACAAATGATGGGGCTGGTAACCGAGGCGGCTAAAGTTGGAGCTACAATGGAGCGTGATTTCAAAAATGGAATTTACAGCGCTTCACAAACAGTAAACAACCTCTCTGCAAATATTACTTCACAAAGGGGTGTCATTAGGCAATTACAAAATGAGCTTACTTTATTGAAAGAGAAATACCGAGAAACTGTAAAGTCGGGTGGTAATACCAGCGGTATGTCGGAGCAGATAAAAGCTCAAACCGATAAGTTAAGGGAGCAGAAAGATATTTTGTTTGGACTTACTCAACAGCAGGCAGAAGCCCGTCTTTCAGTAAAGAGACTGAAGGATGAATATGCAGCTTTTAAGGAAGAAGCCGGCGAAACGGTCGAAGCAAATGAAAAGATGTCCGTTTCCTTAACCAAAGTACTTGGTGTAATAGGTGGAGTAACTGCCTTGAAAAACTTTGCCACAGAACTTGTCAATGTACGAGGACAATTCCAGCAGCTTGAAATTGCTTTTTCAACCATGCTGAAAAGTAAGGAAAAAGCAGATAAACTGATGTCGGAACTGGTGGATATTGCCGCAAAGACGCCCTTTGACCTTCAAGGGGTGGCATCATCTGCCAAGCAAATGATTGCTTATGGCTCGTCAGCCGAGAATGTGGGTGATGAGCTTGTAATGTTGGGGAATGTAGCCGCCGGTGTTGGCTCCCAGCTTAGTGAAATAGCCTATCTCTATGGCACATTAAGGACGCAAGGAAGGGCCTATGCTGTCGATATTCGTCAGTTTGCAGGACGTGGTATTCCCATCTACGAGGAACTGGCAAAAGTGCTTGGTGTGACAAAAGATGAAGTTTCCGGTTTAGTAAAGGAAGGCAAGGTAGGATTTAAAGAAGTAGAACAGGCCTTCAAAAATATGACTAGTGAATCAGGAATCTATTATAACCTGATGCAAGAACAGTCTAAGTCTCTTACAGGTCAGTTGAGTAACCTTGGAGATGCTTGGGATACAATGTTGAATGAGATTGGGAAAGATACTCAGGGAATTGCTTCTGCAGGTATTTCAGGATTGAAAGGTCTTATTGAGAACTATGAAACTGTTGGTAAGATTTTGATAGGACTGATTGCTACATACGGAACATATAAAACCGCTCTTATTGTTGTGCGAATAGCTCAGGATACATTAACGGCCAGAATGGAACTTGCAATACTGGTTACTAAAGCTCAAACGATAGCACAAAAGGCTTTGAATACGGTTATGAAAGCTAACCCGTATGTACTGGTAGCTACGGTTCTTGCCGGGCTTGTTGCTACTATGTGGGCCTTTCATGACAGCACAACCGCATCGGAAAAGGCACAGCAAAAATTCAATGAAGAACAAAAGAATTTTGCGAATCAGGAAGAGGAACGCAAGAAAAAGATAGAAGAGCTGATACGCGTTATCCAAGATGAGACAGAAACAGAGTTTTCAAAGATAAAGGCCTATGAGGAACTGCAAAGGTATTCTCCTGCACTTTCTTCTGCTTATACCCGTGAACAACTGGCTGTACTCAATCTTGCAGAAGCAAATAAAGAACTGAATAAGGAACGAGACAAGAACAGTTATGAAAACATACTAAAGAATATACAACAATGGGAGGAGAAAATAAAATCATTAAATGCTTCTTTAAAAAATGCGGGGCAAGGTGCCCCATTAATTGCTTCACAAATAGAATCAGCAAAAGCAAATCTTAACAAGTGGAAATCAGCCCTGAGCGAATATAATCGACTGAAAAAGGAAACAGAGGAAAACTCGAAACCTGTAGAAGTCAAGCTAATGGAAGCAAGAAGTAATCGTGAGCAGATTATACGCGAATACAATATAGCAAGACAAATATTGCAGGAAGAGCAAGAAAAAATTAAGAATTTTCCTTTTGCAACAATTCCTATTGACGTTCAAATACGGTTCAATAATGCGCAAGCAGCGCTAAAAGGGATTGACGGCACCATATCTGGCCTGGAATCGCAAAGGGAAGCATCGGAAAAGACGTATCAGCAAGCATATAAAGAAGCAAAAGCTGTTTACGAAGCAAAATTAAAGGCTGTAGAGGATGCTAAAAAAGGTACTGAGTCAGCTTATAAGAAAGCTGTAGAAGAGTTGGAAGCGGCAGAAAAATCATATAAATCGCTCGGTGGTGTAACAGGAGACACTCTGACCAAACAAGAAAATAATGCGAAGAAAAATGCCGAGCGACAAAAGAAGGAGCAGCAACAGCTTGCAGAAGAACTCCTTCAGCTTCGCAGGACCAATCAGCAGGAAGAAATCAACTTGATGGAAGAAGGTTCTGAAAAGAAGCGCAGACAGATTGAGCTGGATTACCAGCGAGAAATCGACGAAATTAGGAAACAGCGCAAAAAATGGGAAGATGCACAAGAAGGAAAACTTACGTCTGAACAGCGGGAAGTATTAGGAAGTCGTGCGTCTAATGCCATGACGTCGCGTGAAAAAGGTCTGGCCGAAATTACAGAAACTGAAAATCAAGCTGCAATCGAGGCCAACGAACGTTACCTGAAAAGCTACGGTACGTTCATGCAGAAACGTGATGCAATCATAGCCGAGTACACCCGTAAAAGCTCAGAGGCTACTACTCAGGGAGACAAGGACATACTTCAGAAAGAAATGGATAAGGCACTCTCTTCCCTTGATCTTGAGAAGTTGAAACAGGGAATCAATTGGGAACTTATCTTCGGTGACTTGGACAAGGTATCCAAAGAGTTCCTGAACAAGGTAAAACAGCAGCTTAGGGATTTCAAGAACTCCGAAGAATACAAGAATATGGCTGTTGACCAGAAGAAGGTCATTGACGAGGCGTTGAGCAACATCCAGTCAACTCTTATCGACAAAGGAGGATTGCTGGCCGACCTACCCGAACAGTTAAGCGAATTGGCCAAGGCACAGGAAGAACTGTCACAAGCTCAGGAGGAATACAACGAAGCCATGAGAAGCGGAACAGATGAACAGAAGGAAGCGGCCACGAAGAAACTGAATGATGCCCAGAAAAGACAGCAGAACGCTCAGGTCAATGTACAAAAGTCGACAGATAAAACGACAAGCAACCTTGCCACGTTGTCGAACATCATTACCCAGCTTGGTTCAAATTCTGAAATTTCACTCTCTCAGGTCGGTGATTTGGCCGGAAATATAGTAGACATATTTGCAGAAGAGAGCGAGAAACTTGGAGGTATAATTGGAGCTGCATTTTCTCTTTTAGATGCCATCGGGACGCAGGGGCTGGATGGTTTCGTCAGTAACATATTCAGTAGTGTCTTTAAGTCTGTAGGTGGAATATGGGATACCCTGACTTTCGGCGGATTCAGCAAACTCTTCGGTATTGGAGGAAACGAAAAAGAGGTGCAGGATACCATCAACAGACTCACGGACAGAAACGAAAAGCTGCAGTCTGCCATCGAATCCCTTACGGAAGAAATGAAGTCCAGCAAGGGAAGCGAGAAATCCGTAGCAGAGTACAATAAAGCCATCAAGTATCAGGAGGAATACAACAAGAATGTTCTTGCAAAAGCGCAGGCTAATGCTGGCTATCACAGTAAACATCATAGCTGGGCCTATTACATGGGCTGGTCGGAAAGTGACATACAATGGATTCGGGAAAATGTCATGGCAGAGTTCACAAGTACAGATTCCTTGTGGCAGATGTCGCCGGAGCAGATGGACTTATTACGTCAGAATGTAGACTTGTGGCAGAAAATGGCCGATTCAGGGAAAGGAGGCTATGGAAATGCTGTCGTTGATGCACTAGGTGAATATGCAGATCTGGCTGGAAACCTCGAAGAACTGAAAGAGGGTCTTTTCGAACAGCTTACCGGAATAAGTTTTGATTCCATGTATGACAGTTTCATCGATACTCTCATGGATATGGATGCCTCGGCGGAAGATTTTGCGGATAACCTATCCGAATACTTTATGCGTGCCATGCTTTCAGATAAAATCGGTAACATGTACAGCCAGAAGCTGGAAGACTGGTGGAACAGATTCGGTGAAAGTATGAAGGACGGAAACCTGAGTGAGAGTGAACGTAATTCACTCCAAAACGAATATATGGGGTACGTGAATGAAGCATTGAAACTACGGGATGAACTTGCCGCAGCTACCGGATACGACAAGGCTGGCAGCAGTTCCCAGCAGTCGGCCTCCAGCCGCGGATTCGGTACGGAAATGACGCACGAGGATGCCGGAGAACTGAGCGGTCGGTTCACTGCCGTGTATGAGTCCAATCTTAGGATAGAGACAGCAGAGCAGCAACAGACAGTAGCCATTACCGAACTGCGAGGCTCCATCAGTGCCTTGACATCACAAGTGACCGGCCTATACAACATCGCCGACGAGACACGTACCATCCTGGCCAATTCCTATTTGGAGTTACAGCAAATCAGAGAGAATACTGAAGACTCAGCCAAATACTTGAAAGATATTAAGGCTGACATCGCCGAAGTGAAACGTAATACAGCAAGACTATGACAGGAGATTTATTTATTAACGGGAAGGATGCCTGGAGCACATGGGGTGTCCGCATGGGTGACGGTTTTCTCGATGCTATCGACGGATTCAACCAGATGAAAGACTACATCGAAGATGAGAGCCGTCTGGAGCACGGGAAGCGAATAATAACCGAAAATGCAAAAGTAGCATCGCGTGAAATCACTCTCCAGTTCACCATAGAAGGAAACTCAGAAGGCGACTATCGGACAAAGAAGAAATCTTTTCAGTCAGAACTGGAGAAAGGAACCGTAAACATCAAAATCCCAACTCTTGGAAACGAAGTCTACAAGCTGGTTTACCTGGGGAAAAGCATCTCTTACGGGTTAAGTATTGACAGGTGTTTCGGTAAGGTTTCAAGTAAGTTTTGCGAACCGAATCCCATGGACAGAAGCGAATAACAAACATTTCCTTTATTGTTTCAAATGGAAGTCCGGATTTTTAGGGCTTCCATTTTCTATTTATGAACTTTGGGGATATGATTGAAATTAAGGACATATCCGGAAAGACGAGGTTCTCCACCCCTATCAACAAAGGGGCGAAGGGAAAGTTTACACTGATGAAAGAGGACTACATCGTTCTCCCATTCTCCGTGCCTGAACCGATATATTTTAAACTTGGAGACTATGTAGACCTTTCTGGGGTTCTGGATGATTCACTGGGCGGCTTACTTTCAAAAGTATATGAGGTAACAGACCTGCAGAAACCTTCTTTCAATGCTTCTACCGGTGGATATGATTATGAGCTGAAACTGGATGCTTACTATTGGAAGTGGAAAAACAAAATTTTCAAATACACTCCTGAACATGCTGGATATGAAGCGTCATGGTCTCTCACCGCAGCCCTTGATGTACAGCTTGGTGTGTTCTTACGTAACCTGAAAGCTTTGGGATATACCTATAAGGGAAAAGAATTCGTATTTGAAATAGATTCAACAGTAGAGAATAAGGCAGTTGCAATGACGTATGACAATATGAACCTGCTGGATGCCTTATTCTCAATGGCGGGTGAGGATAAGTGGAACTGTGATTGCTGGATAACGGACAACGTAATTCATTTTGGGCGAAACGAATTCGGTGATGCCGTCAAAATCGAGTTAGGGGTTGAAGCGTCTGCCATGACTCGCAGTGAGAGCAAAGGCACTTATGCCACCCGCATTTATGCATTCGGATCTACAAGAAACATACCTGAGAACTACCGTCCCATTGAAGAGCAGACGGTAGTAAACGGAGTTGTGCAAAGACGACTTATGCTTCCCGCTGGTACGCCATACATAGATGTGTATCCTGACATGAGCCAGGAAGAAGCAATTGAAGACATCGTGGTATTTGACGAGGTATATCCCCGACTTGAAAATACGATGTCAAGTGTATCTACGAGGACGGAAACCGTTACAAATGAAGACGGAGGTCAGGAAACCGTGACTTACTATCGCTATCGTGATACTGGCCTGAATTTCTCCAAGGACTACAGACTTCCGGGACAAGAGCTGACAATTATCTTTCAGTCCGGCAAAATGAATGGATTGGAGTTCGGTGTTATTTTTGACCCGGACAACAACGGAAGCCAGCTTTGGGAAATTGTCCGCAGCGAAGACTACGGACGTCCATTGCCGGATGATACCATATATCCTGAAAATGATGACAAGTATATCCTTTCCGGTTTTGATCCAAAGTTTGTTTCTGTACAAATGATTCCGGACGCGGAGCAGGAACTGAAAGAGAAGGCACAGAAGATAGCAGACCAGCGAAAAAAGGACGATGGTACATACTACACTACCCTCCGGTCAGAATGGGTTAATGAAGACAAGCTGAAACGCTTTTTCGAGTTCGGGCAAAAGATAAACCTGGTCAATAAAGCCTTTTTTGAGAATGGCCGTGAAAGCCGTGTTCTCGGATGGGAGTTTAACCTTGACATTCCATGGGATTCTCCGGTATATACTATTGGGGAAAGTATGCCCTACTCTCGCCTTAATGATGTGGAAGAGAAACTGGAGTCGATTACGTATAAAGGGCATACTTATGTTGGAGGCGGAGGAAGTAGCATATATGTGATTAAGACCAATGATTCTACTGCCCCATCGGACAGTAACGTATTTTCGGCAAAACGGTCACTTGCAACATTATTGAGAAAGGACAAGGAAGACCAGACAAACTATCTCATTAAGCTTCTTGGCGGTATCATATCTCCTTTCCTGGAATCAATTGACTTCGTGACTGGTATGATGGGTGCTGGTATGTCATTCTCTTCAGAAAAGGGCGGCGAGTCTGTCGGATGGATTGACAAACTGTACGTGCGCAAGAAAGCTATCTTCCAGTTACTTTCAATAATGGAGACCGAGCTGGCCGGAGCTTCCTTCATGTTCAACGCCAGCGGGGCCAGAGCAACGATTACTAAGGTCGAGTTTATAGAAAAAAAGGGAATTCGTTTCAAGGATGGTAAAGGAGTCAAGTTCTCAGACGGGAAAAGAGGTTACTCATCTCCTGGAACTTATGGTTCTGTTTATCGCTGTTACTTCCTTGCAGATGATGGTGAGAAAGCCATAGAAAATCGTTTTAAGCCAGGGAATTTAGTACGCTCACAGTCCTTTAATATTAAGGAAGGCGCGTATGACGGCGTATCCAATCACTATTGGTGGCGTCTGGTGGAAAATGTTGGTGATAACTGGATAGATGTATCCGTGAATCATTGTGACGAAGGCAGCGACATACCGGCAGTTGGAGATGTGATGGTACAACTTGGAGACGTATCGGATACAGATTTTCAGGCTGCAATCGTGTTGTCTGCATACGGAGACGGTGCGCCTTCTCTTACCTTCTATCAGGGGATAAGTTCTTACTCCCTCTCCGGGAAAGATATAGTTTCAATCGGATATGATCGTCTAACTAAAGAAGGATACTTTAATGTTTATGGAAAGACATATATCGGTAATAGGGACAAGACAAATTATATCAGACTTGCTTCTGGAGAAATAGAGGTACGTGCAGCAAGAATATTGTTGTCAAATGGTGAAAGCGTTGTAGATGTAGCAGAGAAAAATATCTCAATTAAACTTGGTGCTACGGGTATTGACATCGAAAAAAATGAGATTGTTATTTCTTCAGATAAGTTTAAAATTAAAAGTTCTGAAGGGAAAGGAATAGCCGTGTTTACGGTTAAAAATGGGAAACCACTTCTTCTTACAGAGTGCATAGATGTAAACTCGTTAAAAGTGAAACATCTGGATGGTGCAGACGGTACATTTTCGGGTGAACTGAAAGCCGCTAAAGGTACTTTTTCCGGAAAAATATCTGCCGATGGTGCTAAGATTGGAGGTTTCACTATAGACAACGGTTCCTTGAATTGGAAGGGAAGGGATTTTTTCGGCAATGATAGCAGGAGTATACGGATTGGTGTTCCTACGGATGATAACAGTGGTATGATTGACATAAATTTCAATGGTGCGACTGACGGGAAATTTGGGGTTAAAGTAATTGGAAGCAATGACGGTGGAGCATGTATCTATGCTTCAAGGAACGGTACTAGCAAGCCACATAGTTCTAATACTTATGCCGGATATTTTGACGGAGGAGTACATGTAAACGGAAATCTTTATACCAATACGATATTGTCTAATGAGTTCGGTACCGGATGGTCATTGCAAGCCGATGGCTCATATACATACAAAAAAGGAGTAACGAGAACAATATCATGGACTATACAGAATGGCTCGATACCTTCAAGATATAGACTGGTTTTTGAAAATGGAATTTTAGTTGATTAATCATGAAAATAGATTTTAAGAAATTTAAGAAGTACACGAAGATAGATAAATCCGATTTCGTGGAGATTGATGTCAGAGAAATGTTTGCAGATAACATTTACAATGTGACAGGAGTTGGTATTGCTGATTTAAAATTGGCTGAGAAAATTTTTTCAAGCGATGACAATACTGAATATTCAGATGATGAAGTTAACAGGGTAAGACATCATGCAGCGTCGCTTCTTCCATGGTTTCTTGCTGGGCTTAATGATGCAATGAGATAATTATAATATACAATGTTGGTAATATCATTAATAACTATAAATTAAAAACAATTATGGCAGCAGAAGAAGATTTTGTATTAAGCTTTACAGGTGAAGAAACTGACAATCTATTGAAACATACAGAAAGTATGAAGAATCAGACAACGGAAGAAGATGGTGAAACGGTACAGGTGTACGATACAAACGGCGTGCCGCATAAGGTGTCGAAAACGGAACTGCTGAAGAAGTCTACACTGGCTCTCCCAGCTTTGGAAGACATCTCCAGTTTTGTCGCTATTAACGCAGCCGGAAATGCCGTTGGGGTAATGACAAAAGAGCAGGTTGCGTCAGTTCTGGCGGGACTTATTGATTTCCCGTTCAAATATAGAGACCGCGTCGATATTAATACGGATGCAAATTCACTAACAGAATCAGGATTTTATGCAGTGTATTGTTGGGGTGAAGATATAGCTTCTAAGCACTATCCGATAGAGCTTGGGCATATTATTGTTTTTCAAGATGGAGCGGGTGGCTCTGTTTCTCAGCTTGCAATTTCAGACAACGGTACATCATACACAAGAATGAGCTGGGGTATTGATAAATGGAGCGAATGGAGACAACTAAGCTGATTAACCGATTTGTTTCCATTCAAACCAGTAGTCCCACAGAACACGAAAGTATAATCCGTTCATTGAACTGAATGCAAATTGACACCGAACATTATCAAACGTAAAACATACGGCAATTCCATTATCGTATGCTAGTCCAGGTGGTATATTTAAAGTACCTTGATAAAATCTAGCTACACCTAAGCTCATACTATTGAGGTCGGAGACAGACCTCCCCATAAATCCATCCTTAGATAATAATCCGTTCTTTTGGGGTGTTGCAATACCAATAAGTTCCGCCAGGACTTATGGGTATGAATGAAAACAACTGAAATAAAGAAAGCTGTATTGAAAATTATTTGAGTGGTAGAAATTGGGTAGAAAATAGTAACTAGCTTGCTTATTCTACCCGGCTTCTACCAACTTACTGACAAGGCGTGTCAGTCGATTTGAAACCTTTTATTCTTTGTTCGTTTTTATATCATTTACCTTCGCTGAAAAAGGATGGTAAATGAGTAGTTTTGTGTGTGAAATAGTAGTTACGCCCATGAGCGTGTTCCATTAAGTTGGGATGCGCTTGTGGGCATTTTTTGTTTAATCTAAAACCTTAGTAAGATGAAAAGATTCGTTTTCATGATGGTCGCACTGCTGATGTGCGTAGTGAGTGTTTTCGCGGAGACTTCCGTTAGTGTAGAACCTTCCGTTCCGGAGTTCCTGACCGGATTTGCCAGCTTCACCGGGCTTGTTACGGTCGTGGTTCCTGCTGTAGTAGGATTTATCGCTTCGAAGCTATCCAATCCTATGAATAAGTGGGTGACTATGTGGGTAACTGCTGTAGTTGGTGTAATCGTTACCTTCTTCAGTTGGTGGATGAATCTCGGTTTCCCTCCTGCAGATGCAAGCGTCTGGGTTGTGGTGATTGATGCGTTATTTGTCGCCCTGGCATCTACTGGTATCGTGTCGGTTGTAACAAGTGAATGGCTGTCCAGGTTGTTCGGTGGTAAGGTAAATAAGGAGTGATGCAGAACCTTATAACCGTCATAGCCCCGCAGATTCTTGTTGCCGGGGCTTACTCCTTTGTAGGAGAGATAAGAAGCGTTGTCTTTGAGCTTCGCTGGATGCTGGCTTTTATCGTTGTGATGATTGTGGCCGACTTTGTTCTAGGAATCATCGACAGCGTGGTTAAGCGGGGCGAGGATTTCCGCTTTTCCCGTGCTGGCCGACGTACCGTGTGCAAGTTCATTGAGTATAATTCATACCTTGTTGTTGGGTTCATGCTGGGCATTGCAATTCTTCAGCCGGTTGGCATCTGTTCCTATACAATCAGTTCTATCTGCGGGCTGGGGTTGGCTTTCATTTTCGAATTTGACAGTATTATGGAGCATATATGCACAATTCATGGTATCAAGAACAAGGTTTCCATTAAGCGCCTGCTGGTGGGCTACATTAAAAAGAAGTACACAACGGCTGGCGAAATTATCGAAAAAGTTACAAAGGATGAAGAAGACAGATAGACGCCTGATAGCGGAAATCATCTACTCCGTAATCATAATATTACTTATGACAATAAGTTTCATGACCTAGTTGATATGAGAAAGATAAGGATAGGGAAAGATATATACTTCACCTGGCAGATACTCACGAACAAGGAGCCTGTCCCACTGGAAGGAAGGGACTTGAAACTCATGCTGAAGAATCCTCTAGGCAGATTTCTCGATTTCCATTTTGAGATATACCAGGGAAACAAGCTGAAATTTACTTTTCATGGAACGGACCACAAACACCTTGGTACGTATTCGCTGACTTTGTGGGAGAACTATGGTAAGGAAGGACAGACTGCCGTTGACATGTGTGAGGCTTTCAGGCTTGTTGCAACAACTTGTGAAGAGGACAGCATAAGTGTCCCTAACCTTGAAATGGCCACCGTCAACCTTGGTGCTTCTTCCATTGACATATCAACCGGTGGAAGCATTCCCATTCCTGATGCGCCAAAAGACGGGAAGATATACGGCCGGAAGGATGGAGAATGGGAGGAGATAACAGAAGCAGTATGGAATGAAGAAACAAACAGTTAAAATCAGACTTTTATGGCAACAACAAAATTAAAATTCTACAGGGGCTTAAAGGCCCGTTATGATGCAGCGTCAAAACATCTGGATGCTATCTATTTTGCAACCGACACCAAAGAACTGTTGATGAACGGTGTGAATTATGGAGGAAGCGGTGTCACAGATGTCAGTTTTGACAAAGGCAGCAATAAACTTATCGTTACCAAATCATCAGGCAAGACCGAATATGATCTGACGGAACTCATCAGGTTCAAGACATCATTGCCAGACAGCCTTGCCACTCCTTCGAAACTGGGCGGTCTTCCGGCTGGGACAAAGGTCGAGACCTTGAAGACAAAGACGCTGAGCCAGATTTTCGAGGATATTCTCTTTGAGGAAATCCAGCCGACGGTACAGGCACCAAGTGCAACAATATCATTCAAGTCTCCTTTTACCGCCAACAAGATTCTGGAGGTTGGTGAAAGCGCACCTACCTCAGAACAGATTCAGACAGGATTTAACCGTGGTAATTGTACGGTTGTTGGCCAGGCAAACAAGAACCGTGCAGGAGAACTTATCTCCGATGACCAGTCTTTCATCTATGTAGGAAACAGTACAAGCAACAAGACATTGCCGACGAAAGTTACACTCGGTACGATGCAGTACAATTACCAGGCTCATCATGGCGCAGGTGACACCTTGCTCACTTCAAAAGGAAACAAGGCGACCGTGTCCCCTAATCCGCTTCCTGAAGGTACTGTGAAATCAGGTGCTGTCTACCTTTATGGTACCTATCCGTTTTACTGTAATGGTTCTTCAGCTTCTACCTCTGCCGGAGATACCAATTTCCCGTCTGCCGCAGCTCCAGATACAAAGCTTCCGCTGCAGAAATGGACTGATACATTAATTGGAGCGAAATTTGCTTCTGAAGCAGCAACCGGAACCCGCCTTGAATTCTACTTCCCTTCAGAAAAGAATGTGTCAAAAGTCGAGTTCTATAATACGGTGTCCGGAAAGTGGGAAGTCTTCGGAACGGACAAGTACACCGTATCTGATGCAGGAAACAAGACCGTACAAAGTGTTCAGATTGCATACAAGAAGCTGACAACGACAGGTGCCATGTCCGGTGCATTACAACTTCGCTTTACAGTTTCCGATGCCGGGAAAAAACTTGTAGACGAGCCGGACACATATAATGGCGAGGAAATTACGGATGAAGTGATAGCCATGCTTGCACGAAACAGCCGTGAAGTTCCCTTTGCCATGCCGATGAACAATGTCATGCCGATGGCTTCGACAACAGGAAACCGTCCTGCGGGTGTTGCTTCCTTTGCCGTGAACTTTGAGCCTGGAGGACAGGCGCCACTGGATGCCCGTCAGCTTGTTCCAAACAAGACAGACCTTATTGCCGCAGCTACCTATTCAGGAAAGAATACTTATAACGGCATGTTGGTCGTTGTTGGAGATAACGGGGACGGCAAACCGGCTCTGTATGTCCTGAAGGACATGACAAAGATTACCCAGGCTGATTATGGCGGATGGCTCCGTCTTGATGTGGGCGCACAGACACTCATCCAGATTATCAATGACCTCACGACTGGAGGAACGAACAAGGCACTTTCCGCCGAGCAGGGTAAAGTCCTGAAAGGTCTGGTCGATACGCTTACGAACAAGGTCAACGCGCTTGGTGCCGTATATGTGCCAAAGGGTACTCTGGCAGACCTTAGTGCCCTGAAAGGGGTGTCTTCTGTATCGAAAGGCCACGTATATAACGTTACGGCAGAAGTTACCCTGAACGGCAAGAAATATCCGGCTGAAACGAACTTCGTCTACATCGGAGAAACGGCCAATCAGGCAAGTGTGGAAACCAACTGGGATTCCTTGGGTGGTACGGTCGATTTGACAGCGTATGCAAAGAAAGCTGACCTCGAAGGATTTCTTACCGAAGAGGATTTGGCCGGATATGCCAAGGCTGTAGATGTGGCGAACACCTATGCCACAAAAGCTGCACTGAGTGAGGCTATCGAAGGGCTTTCCTCCACTTATGCGACCAAGGCTGAACTGACCAGCTATGCAACGAACGAGACTCTGAAGCAGTATGCCACTAAACAGGATCTTGATGATGCGTTTGCATGGAATGAGGAAACCGAGTAATAATATGTGGGGGCTTTGTATCAGAGCCCCCCATAAATCCCAATGACATGGCGAAAAAGAGATTCAACAATTATTTGAAATATG